CTATCTCCAAATAATTAAAATTTATTCCTTTTCTTTATTCGCTTAACCGCTTTACGTGCAATCTTAATGGCTCGCTTTATCCATTCCACACCATAAGATCTTATATCTGACTTGTGAGCCGTTAAATAATCAAATTTATCCTGACCTATCTTATCAATTAGCTTTGGTGTGTACTGACCTATATTGCCGCTTAAATGGTTATTGCAGACACTGCATTGTTTTTGGATGTTATGCAGGTTAAAGCGTAATGCTGCGCTATGTCCACGGCTATAATAATGCCCCGCTTGCCATTGACCATTCCAGCTTGGGGGTTTATCGCATGATATACAGACATCGTTTATATCTCTTAGCCTGACGTATTGATTGACTAACACCTGTAATTCTTGCAACCATTTAGCTTTGGTCTTTACACGCTCCTTGTCTGCCTTATGCTTGACCCTTGCCGCTTTATCAGTTGCGGCTTGAGCCTTAACCTTTTTCTTTTCAGCTAATGCTTTGCCGTGTGCTATAGCATGCCCCCAATTACAAAATACACCAAGAGGCACTGTTACCATTTTATGAGCTTCTCTGTATTTTTGGCAGTATCTACACGCTTTTCTACTATTCGCCATATTCTAGCTCTAAAATTAAATTAAGCTCGTGTATTGCTTTTCGTATGTCCTCAGCTCCATTCTTGGTGCTATGCCTGCATACTCGCTTGATTACGCACCCCTCTAAAAACGGCAGATTATTAGCGTGTATAAATTCAACAGGCTGTATTTTCATGCCCTTGTAATGATCGCCACCTTCCTGTTTATCTAAATTGCTCACTTTTTTATCCTTTATTATCTGCCTTATTAGTGGTTGTTTCCAAAATGGAAATAGCTGCTTATCCTCTACTGTGTTGTTAGTTTTATTTCTTTAACACTGCCTAGATCGCCCACAAAATCCTTGGCTTGCTGCTCTGTTTCAAATACAGGTATTGTGCCTACCATACCCTCTGCATAGCATAAGCATATATTTTCTGACTTACCCATAATTACAACCTTTAAAGATGTATCTAAATTCATTGCCATCCACATGCTTTTATCCTCTGTGTTGTATGGTGTTATTTATTTGATGGCCAGCGCGACAAGACAACGCCCTTGCTTGAGAAATGCCTAACTAGATGTTCAGCTACTTTTGAGGGATCTACTGTCGTTTGCTTCTCAGTCGATGCTTTGCCCGTCAATACTTTTAGCATCGGTTTATAAATATGCTCTTTCACTAGATACATATTCCAATCAACCTCAATCAAGTCATCTGCAAATAAAGCCTTTTTCATCATTGGCAACCCTGCATCATTCAAGACTGTAGCCACTTGATCGCACCATACGTGCAGTGAGCCGCGCTGTGCCGGTGTTGCCTTCTTATCTGTGCTAGTAGTGATGTAAAAGGTTAAACCGCCTCTAACGGCTTCTGTGGCGTTATAATCGATAGCATTAACGACTGTTGTTATATCAGAGTAGTCTTTGATCTCTATTAATTGCATTATAATGCACCCCATTGTGCAGCCATTGCATCAGCAAACCCCTGATAGGTTGTGCTTCTTATCTTCCATCTATCGGGAGAAGGCGGCAACCAATGCATTTTTTGGCGTTCACTTTTTGGCAATAGCATCATTGCTTGTTTAACGTTATTTGTTTCAGTCAATAACGGCAATCCTTTAAGCCATAAACACGTAGCTTTTTGCTCTGTATGCCCAAACATCCAAGGCTGTATGACCTGGCTTTGCTGACCGCATCCTATGAGCTGTTTTGCATATTTGTGCATTATTGGGTTTTCAATAGCTATCTTCGGTATGTTGCAATTAAGCAGTTTTTTAAAGAATGCCGCACCATCAAACAATAGTGGCCATCTAGCAGCATCTTTGTGCAAATGACAAACACCAGAATTTGATAAGTAAGTACAAGGCGGGTGTGCAATCATTAAATCAAAACCATCATCAATTATGTCAAATACATCGCCCTGATAGTGTGGGCCCGGTTTTTCGCTTGGCAATAAATCACAACTAATAACATCGTGCCCTAAAGCTATAAAAGCGTCCCTTACTCGTCCGCTGTACTCGCAGGCTATCAAGATTTTCATTATGCAACCGCCTTAACGACTAATGACCATTCAGCAACTCTTACGCGCTTGCCGTTTCTATTAATGACGGGAACCATCCTAGTGTTAATTTCTATGCCTGCTCCGCGCATTTCTGTAATTCTTGCAGGGCTTTCGTAAATGCCATAATCATCAAGGCATATTTGACGGGTTAAAATGTGGCCATTCATTAAAGCTTTTAGCATTATTTTATACTGTGACATAAATTTAATCTCCATTTAGTCAATTTTTATTGAATTTGCTAGTATAACTGCTTTTCTTTTTGCTGATTCTTGTCCATAAAAATAAGCCACTTCAAGTGCTTTAATTATTTTTTCAAATTGAAAAGGATCTAAGTTTTCTATCTTTATAAATAGCAAATCTTCTTCGTTTAAAGTTGCTAAAACATCACCTGTTTCAAAATTTACTGAACTTTCAATAGTCATGATTTAATCCTTTTTTATAGTGCTGAATGGTTCGTGTTTATTATAATCGTCTAGCCACTCGTCTGTGCTTTGTGCTTTTACTGCATCTTGCTCGCACTGGTGGCAGTCTGTACCCATAAAGTTTATTTCATGCTTATCGCAATACTCAGCATCTTCAATTAAGTAATCCATAGTCCACCCCTAATCAATGTATTCATCATCACGCTCTGGCTCTTGTAGCTCCTCATCAAAGCTATCAAATACGGCTTGTGCTATGTAGTCAATATAACCTTGCTTAATCATATCTTTAATATCTGCATCGCCTACGAATACAGCGTTAATTGTCACGCCTTCATGCACTGGTGGCGTTTCTTGATCGCCTGATTCGGCTGGTTGATAATCGTAATCAACTAGCACCGGCAAGTCTTCGCCTATTGTCATAAATAAATCACTCATGCTCTGGATTCTCCTGTTTGAATATAACTTGAAATAGTGCAAAAAAGCGCTCTCGATCACCGCTAATATATGCTTTGTTAATTTCTAGCATATGGTTTTCTGTATCAATGCGGATAAACTCAGCGCGAGTAAATACATCACCTGATAGGTTTGGCTTAATAACTTGAAAGTCGCTTATAGCAGATGCTATGAAATCTGGCTCGTATAACTTTTTCATGATCTACCCCTATTTAATTATTTCAGCAACTAAGCGAACAAGCTTGCCATCTACTACGTACAACGGCGCGACTGCCAGCCGCCAGTTTCTAAGATCCTGCCGCCCTACTTTTTTGCCCTTGTAAGTCAAAAGGCTATCGGCAAACGCTGCTTGATTGCCTTCTGCATGTGCGTCAATGTAATCTTTTATCGGTGTTAGTTTGCTCATTTTATAATCCTGTAATTAGCACTTGAGACTTTTGAATAATAGCTTTTTTAACAAGCTTTGAACCGTTCATGTAACTATCGCCGAACAAGGTTTTTCCAAAAAAACCGCGCTTAATATTGCTTTTACTAACAGTAAGGTAGTGCCCATCTTTAAATATGGTATCACCTGCTAAAATTTCGGATATGTGTGTTTTTTCTATTGAAGTTATCATCACAAGCAGATGATAACTTTTGCTAAAAAAGACGCTTTTGCATCAGGGTATGATTTTAGTGCTATATCATAATTATCTTTAATCATCTGATTAACGTCAGCGCTATTATTTCCGTATTTTAAAAGTAGTGCAGTAACTTTGTTTTTCATGTTGGTGTCTCTCTTTTGTTAGTTGATGTAAAGTATTTTACACTAATATAAGAGAATGTAAAGTATTTAAGCTAATTATTATCAATAACGTCTTTATAAAATGATTTAGTTGTATGCTCTAACGCTGCCCACATCAGCACAGACTTTGTGCCAGCGCTTATGTCGCCGCCAATTTGCTCGTTTGATGTGACATAAGCTATAGCAACATCAGTTATATTACCTGCTTTAATCATAACTATAGCTTCCTCTAGCATTTCAATAGCGTCTTTATTTGTGCGCTTCTTTATCTGTACTATATCTACCATAATTAATT